TAAGAAATTCTTTCTTAGAAGATGGATCATTGTCTGGAATTATTGGATGGGCATATGATGGAAATCCAATTTATGGTCCATATGGATATAATGATCCTTCAAATAAATCTTCAGGTAAAAAAACACTCCAATCTGGATATACTCTTAACACATCAAATGTCATAGATAGACCTTCAGGATTTGATGGTGGATTTTTTATTGAGGATTACCAATTTGATGGAACTGGAGATTTAGATGAATCTAATGGCAGATATGAAAAAAATAATGAATATCCAAATGGCGTTTATGCATATCATGCAACAATAGACCAATTCCCATATTTTATTGGCAATAAATATAAATCAAAATTAATTTCAGATTCTGATTTGAATCAATCATTTGACTTTAACAATTCAAATCTGTTAAGAAATACTCTTCCGTATAAAGTATCAGAAATAGGTGCAGATTATGATTTCTTCAATGAAACCAGTGATATTTTAGACCAAAAAATAGAAGTTTTATCGACAACATCAGATTCAATTCAATCTATAGAAATTAAAAGTTCTGGAAATAACTATAAAGTTGGAGATACATTAGAGTTTGACGAAACTGGAACCTCTGGAAGTGGGTTAGATGTTGCAGTCGAATCGATAAAAGGGAAAAATATTGTAGAGGTAAACACAAATTCTGTTTCATATCCTGATTCTATTTTTACATGGGATTCTTCTGATAGAATTAAAATATCAATATTACCAAATCACAATCTTTCAGATAATGATTATATTACAATTTCTGGATTTTCAACAAATCTCTCATCTTTGAATGGAACGCATAGAATTTCAGTTCCAAAATATACAAATGGAAGATGTCTTTCTACCATAAGTTCAGCATCTGTAGGATTTACAACAGAAATTTATGTTGCACCAATTCCAGAACAAATATCAATAGGCAGTAGTATTGGTATTGGAACAGAAACTCTGAGAGTACTTGGAATATTTAAAAATGAAAATATTCTTAGAATTGAAAGAAGTTTAGCAGGAGTATCTCATACAGTTGGTACTGCAGTATCGTTTTTGCCAGATTCATTTACAATTTCTAAATCTTTAGATAAGTTTGAATCAAAAATAGATGATAAGGTGTTCTTTAATCCTAAAGAATCTGTTGGAGTTTCAACAATAAATGGAGTTGGATATAGTACATCATTTACCTTTGGAAATATTTCAACAGTAAATAGAAGTATTCCATCCAAAGGAATTTATATTGACAATCATCCATTTAAAACTAATCAACCTGTTACTTATGTTGTTGGAACTGGAACAACTTTAATAGTTTCTACTGATGGATTGATCGCATCAGAAGTTTTTATCGATACATTCCCAAATCTTTTCATTGTTAACAAAAATCCAAATCTTATTGGATTAAAGACCTCTATCAACGGAGAAGAACTATATTTCCATTCCAATGGGGATGATAATGACATATACTCATTAGAATCTAATTCAACTCAAATATTGGGTGATGTGGAAAAGAATGAAGTTACAGTTTCTGTTTCTACCTCCCATAATCTGCAACTGGGTGATAATGTATCTTTAAATGTTAAACCAGGTCTTTCTGTTGGAATTGGAAATTCTACCTCGGTTCGTGTTCTTTATAAATCGAATATTGGTAATATTGTAGTTAATCCAATCGAATTTAATTCTTCAGGAATAGACACAACAACCGATGAAATTACTATCACAGAACATAATTTAAAAACTGGAGATAAAGTTTTATATGAAGATAGTGGATTTGAGGAATATTTTGTATATAAAGTAAACGATAATAAATTCAAATTATGTGAAACACATTTTGATAGTCAACAAAATCCACCAGTTACTATTGACTTTACTTCATCTGGAGGTTCTTCTCAATTTATTTCATTAATCAATCCAGAAATAAATCCAATCAAAAATAATGATCTAGTATTTGATTTATCAGATTCATCTTTATCTGGATATAAATTTAAAATATTTACCGATAATGAATTTAATAATGAATTTATTTCTACAGGATCTACGAACACCTTTAATGTATCTGGTGTAGGAACAGTAGGCACTGATGCATCATTAACATTAAAATACAGTTCTCAAATTCCAGAAGAACTATATTATACTTTAGAAAAAGATGGAGTATTATTATACTCTGATATGGAAATTGAAAATTATTCCAGCATAAAATACAAAAATAGCACATATGATGGGTCATATTCTATTGTTGGAATAGCTACAACTACTTTCAATATAATTATTGATAAAAAACCAGAAAGTCTTTCATATTCTTCATCTCAATGTGACATTTTGGAATATTCAACATCATCAACAAATGAATTTGGGCCCGTCAACTCATTCAATATTTTATCAACAGGATCTGGATATAAAAAATTACCTACCCTAAAATCGGTAAATTCTGTATCAGGATCAGATTTGATTATAAACCTTAAATCAAATAAAATTGGATCTATTAAAGAAACAAAAGTTGTAAATAATAGATTTACATATTCTTCAGATAAAACATTAAGACCTAAAGTTAATGCATCCCCCAATCTAACATTAAAAGACTTTAGTACAATAGATCAAATATCGATTATTAATGGAGGTGATGGATATACAACGTCTCCAACAATTACTCTCGTAAATCCAACAACAAGAGATGAGATACAATCTGGATTGATAAATGCAAAAATAACGGGATCTTCAATTTCTTCTGTAGAAATTTTAGTACAACCAAAAGGTTTGCCCGATGATACTGTAGAGGTCTTTACTACTAATAATAGTAATGGAATTTCAATTGAAAAAGTTGAATCTATAGATTCGGTGACCTTTGATTGTACAATATCTACTCCAATATCTGGATTTTCTACACAACCATTTTATAGTGGAGATCAAGTTTTTATTGAAGGGATTCAAAAGACTGGTGATGATGGAGACGGATTTAATTCTTCAGATCTTGGATATAAATTCTTAAACGTAGATAGTTATGATGATAGTGGAGTCAATGATAAAGTAAGAATCAGTGTATCTGGACTTACTACAAACACTGGTAGTGCGAAAGTAATTCAAGATTTTAGTGGTGTCATAATTAATAAAACAGATTATCCTGTATTTAATGTATTACAGAAAGAATCTGAATTTTTTATTGGAGAAAAATTATCTTCCAATGGAAGTTCTAGAGACTTAGTAGTAACAGAAAATGGAGAAAATTCAATAAAAGTTTTAGGATCATATGAATTATCTTTGGGAGAAGTTATTATTGGAAATCAATCTGGTAGCATAGCTACAATTGAATCACTAAGTATGAATGAAGGATATTTTAACGTTGGATACTCCAATTTAAAAAATATTGGATGGGACACTGAAATTGGCAAGTTAAGTGAAGATTATCAAGTTTTAGAAAATAATGATTATTATCAAAACTTGTCATATTCTATAAAGAGTTCAATAACATATAGTGATCAACAATCACCAGTCGAAAATTTGGTTCATACAAGTGGATTGAAAAATTTTGCAGATACTCAAATATTTCCATCTTCTCAGAATGTATCTGTAGGGTTGGAAACAACTGATGATGATTTTATAGTCATATATGATGTTATTGATGAAAAAAGAGTTGATACTATTAACAATTTTGATAATGTTATTGATGTTGATGTTGTAGATTCAAAATCAAAATTCTTAAAGTTACAAAACAAGAAACTTACTGATTATACAACTTTAAAAAATCTTAATGTTTTAAAGATTGATGATATCAGTAATCAATTTTCAAATTCAGAAGCAGAAAATACTGAATTTTTAACAATAGAAGAAGTTGATGATGAATTATACTATAATTATTTGATTAGAGTTGTTAATGAAGATAATAATGAAATTCAATTGACTGATATCACAATTCTTAGTGATGGTGTTAACACATCTATTGTTGAAAATGAATCTTTATACAATTCAACGTCTCCTTTCGGATCTTTTGATATAGATGAAAATGAATTTGATGAAACTTTCCTGAAATTTTATCCAAATGATCCATTCAACAAAAATTATGATGTAAAAATTATTAGGCAAGTATTTAATACAACGTCTGCTGGGGTAGGAACAACATCTATTGGACTCATAGACCTAACTGGGTCTGTTATTGCAGAAAATACTGTAGTCGGAGTAGGAACAACAACTCTAATTTCATTAGATTCTTCGGATGTTACCTCATTGTATATTAACACACAAATAATTAATGAAGATACTTTAGAAATGAACTATGTGAGATTGTATATCACACATAATGATACAGACTCATTTATGTCAGAATATTATATTGATAATACTCCATTCTCTTTCACTGGAGATTTTATAGGAAGCTTCCGTTCAGAGTTAAGTGGAGGAGTTTTATCCATATTATATGAAAATGATTCTACAGAAGAAATTAAGATAAGAAGTAATATTGTTGGATTTGGAACAACTGCTCTTGGTGCAGGAATTTATAGATTTAAATCTTCTGATCAATCTGATGGACAAGAACGAAGTGCTACTTATAATGCGACTTATTATTCTACCGTAGGTGCTGCAGTAACAACGGTACATTCATTGGATAATGCACTGTTTAATGCATCAAAATCTTTAATTCAGGTTAGCATAGGATCCACTAAAGCACTTCATCAAGTTATGATGATTTCTGATGGAACAAATGTTTATACTCAACAATTGCCTATTCTTTCAGCATCTAATACTGAAGTTTTGGACGATGCTTCTGGAATTGGAACGTTTGGTGGAGAAATATCGGGAAGTAATTTACTATTAAAATTCTATCCAGATTCAGAACAAACAGGACAAATTGATATTGAAGTATTTAATAGATCGTTGTATTCTGATCTTGATATTCTTAATGATTATAATGATTTTACTTATGGATCAGTAACCGAAAGTATTGATGAAAAGTTTTATAATGCTATCAATCTCAATAGAATTAATAAAACTAATTTCAAGTTGACTAGTGATAATATTCCAATTTTCTCAAAACAATTTAATCCAAATTCATCATCTCTTGTAGCAAATACTGGAATATTTACAATTCCAAATCACTATTTTATGACTGGAGAAGAATTAATTTATACTGCCAATTCATCAATCGTTGGTGTTGCTACCAGTGTGATAGAAACTCCAAGTGGAGATTTGCCATCAACAGTATATGCAATTAAATTATCAGAAGATACGTTTAAAGTTGCAACAACACTCAATGATGCTCAAAGTGGCATTGGAGTAACGTTTACTTCATTGGGTGGAGGAAATGCTCATAGATTTACTATGTCGAAGAGAAATAGTAAATGTATGATCACTGTCGATAAATTAGTACAATATCCCATAGCATTCACAGGAATAGAACATTCTTTATCTGGTAATATTGGAGGTACAATAGGAGACAATACTACTATTGTATCATTATCTGGAATATCTTCAATTAGACCGAGAGATATATTATTGATTGGTGATGAATATATGGGAGTGACTAATGTTGGATTGGGAACAACAAATATTGGTCCGATTACAAATGTTGGATCTATCAACTTGGTTGAAGTTGATAGAGGATTTGTTGGATCTTCTGCATCGTCCCATACAGATGGTAGTTTAGTCAATGTTTATAGAGGATCATTTAATATTGTCGATGATGAAATTCATTTTTCAGAAGCACCTAGAGGTAATCCACAGATTGATAAAACAAAGTATAATCTAGACTATGAAACATCATCATTTACTGGACTGACATTCCTTAGATCTGATTATAGTGATAATAAAGTTTATGATGATATATCCGATCAATTTACAGGAATTGGTAGAACATTTACATTAACTGTTGGTGGTGCAAATACTACTGGAATCGGAACTTTTGGTGGAAGTGGTCTTGCTTTCGTTAATAACATTTACCAATCACCAAAAACTCAAAATAATCCATCAAAATTTAATTATGAAATTTTAGAAGATTCTATTGTGGGAATATCTACTATAGAATTTTCGGGAATCACAAAACCAGATATAGATCCATTAGAATACATAACTTCTGACTATGATATTAATGTAAATGAAACTCCAAGAGGAGGTATCATAGTTTCTTACGGATCTACTCCAGGTCTTGGTTTTGCTCCACTTGTTGGTGCTTCCATAACTGCTATTTTGGGTGCTGGTGGATCTATTGTGGGAATTACAACAGGATTAGTGGGTGGTACTTATGGTTCTGGTTACAATGGATTAACTTCTATTGGAGTTACCGTTTATGATTCCACTCAAGATGTTGGTGGAGATCCTGCAAGTATTACTGCAGTTGTTGGTGCTGGAGGTTCACTTTCCTTCAACATTGGTGCTGGTGGAACTGGATATAACAATCCACAAATATTTGTATCAGATCCATCTTACAAAAATCTTCCTATTATTGGAGTATCTAGATTAGGAATTGGTGCAACAACTGAAACTGGAAATGGATTGTTGATAGATCTTAAGGTTGGAGGTTCTACGGGAATAGGGTCTACTTATTTTGAAGTAACGGAAGTCAAATTCTCAAGACCTGGATATGCATTTAGAAAGGGTGATGTATTTAAACCTGTTGGATTAGTTACAGACTCTTCACTTTCTTCACCATTATCAGACTTTACAATCACTGTAGTTGATACATATACTGATAATTTTGCTGCTTGGGAGTTTGGTGAACTTGATTATATTGATTCTATTAAAGAATATCAAAATGGAACAAGAACTAGGTTCCCATTATTCTACAATTCAGAACTTCTTAGTATAGAACCTGAACAAGAATCTGCAATTGAGAAAAATATTAATAATACATTAATAATTTTTATTAATGGTATTCTTCAGGAACCGATAACCAACTATGTATTCGAAGGTGGAACCTCATTTGCATTTACAAGGGCTCCATTACCAGAAGACGATATTGAAATTTATTTTTATAGAGGTACTAAAGGAGTTGATTCTGAAAGTGGAGATGTAAAAACAACTATAGAAAGAGGTGATATTGTTCAAGTTATTAGTAATAACATATATCCAGATACAATAACACAGGATGAAAGAACAGTTTATGATATATCATCTTCTGATACTATTGAAACTAATGGTTATTCTGGACTTGGAATTAATGAAACAGATTATAAACCTATTTCTTGGACAAAGCAAAAGACTGAAAGAAAAATTAATGGTGAATATACTTATAAGTCAAGAGATTCTTTAGAAGCAGTAATACACCCTGTTGCAAGAATTATCAAAGATGTATTATCAACAGATACTGAAATATTTGTTGACAATTCTGAATTGTTTAATTATGAATCTGGATTATTTGAAGGAGGATCATTCTCAGATACTCCACAAAGTGGTTTTTCTGGTTTAATTGTTAATGGAATTTCTACAGAAGCAAATAACAGTGTTGAAAATATCACAGGATTTACTAATATATCTGGTTTTTCTGGAATTATTACTGGAATTACAGCAACTACAGGAACCGGAGGAAATCCATTAGCACTTGAATTTAATATTATTCACATTACCGATGAAACGGCATTTGCAGGGTTCTCTACCGGATATCCTATCTACATTTATGACACTCAAGTTGGAAATGGAGTTACCTCAATCGATAGTTCAGATACTGAAGTTATAGGTATTGGGACTATATGTTTCGATAATGTATATTATGTTTCTGATTGGTCATACTCTTCTATTGGAATTGGATCTTATATTGGAATTATCACTTGCAATGTAAAATCTGATTCCGACATTATTGGAATTTCAACTACTGGAAATTTATTAAATCCCATCGGAAAATATTCATGGGGAAGATTGTCCAGTGGAACAAGATCTACAAATCCAATATCGATAGGAGTATCTGGAAACATTGTTTCCGGTCTCTCAACATATCCAACAGTTCAAAGGAGAGGTTTTGGGTTTAGAAAAACTGGAGCACTTCCTAAGATTGTCTTATAAATATCTAAAAAACAATCAATATGGCTGCATTCGTAACAGATCAATTTAGAATATTGAATGCTGGTTCCTTTGTAGAGTCTATCAGTAATAATTCTTATTATGCATTTTTAGGACTATCAAATCCAACTGCGACTGGATTTGGCAGAGCTGATAATTGGAATACTAGTTCAGCAAATAATCCAGTAGACAATTTTCAATATTTGTCTCATTATAGAGATACAAGTCTTTTTGGTAAAAAAATACCTACAAATAATGCCAGAAGAGTCATAAGAAAGGTTGAATGGATTTCAGGAAATCCCTATGATATGTATAGACATGATTATAGGCAAGGAAATTCATCTCCAGTCAGTAAAACAGTCAGATTGTATGATGCAAATTATTATGTAATAACAAGTGAATTTAAAGTTTATATTTGCATTGATAATGGTTCTTCCGGATTAAATCCGACTGTAACAGCATCTTCACTTGAGCCAAATCACACTGATGCAGAACCAGTTAAATATTCTGATGGATATAGATGGAAGTATTTGTTTAAGATTTCTCCATCAGATGTGATTAAATTTGATTCTACTGAGTATATTGTAATCCCAAATAATTGGGCAACAACTACAGATTCTGAAATTGAAATAATAAGAGATGGTGGTAATTCTGAAAGTAATAATAATCAAATAAAAAAAGTATACATTGAAAATGGAGGATCTGGATATAGTGACCAAACTGCGGATATTTTAGGTGATGGTGAGGGTGGACAAGTTTCTATAGTAACGACAAATGGTGTTATAACTGATGTTGTTGTAACTCAAGGTGGAAAGGGATATACTTATGGTATTATTGATCTACCCAATACATCAACTGCAGCAAAATTAATCCCAATTATTCCTCCATCAAAGGGACATGGGTACGATATCTATCAAGAATTAGGTGCAGATAAAGTGCTCATTTATGCAAGATTTGATGATTCTACTAAAGATTTTCCAATAGATACAAAATTTTCACAAGTCGGAATTATAAAAAATCCAGAAACATTTTCAGAAACAAATGTATCGACAGGAATAACTTTTACGGGAAGTACTTTTTCATCATTATACTCTATCGCATTAACGGAATCTAGAGATGTGGAAATTGGAGAAGAAATAGAACAGATTCAAAATAATAATATTGTTGCTAAAGGATACGTTGCTTCTTTTGATAAAGAAACTAAAATTCTTAAGTATTATCAAGATAGATCATTGTGCTTTGGTAATAAAAATGACCAAACAGAAAGTCTTGATACTAAAAATATTGCGAAATTTGTTAATGACGAAGAAATATCTTTCAAATCTTCTGGAGGATCTAATGGTGTAGTCGATACTACTATAAACAACACTAGTGTTATTGTTATCAATTCAAAGCAGATTAATTTGGGAGTCACATTTACAAATGGACTTGCAAATCCAGAGATAAATAAAAAGACAGGGGATATAATTTATATTGATAATAGACCCGTTGTTCAGAGAGACTCTAGACAAAAAGAAGACGTTAAAATCATTCTGGAATTCTAAAAAAGATGGCACAAAAAACCGACTTAAATATCAGTCCTTATTATGACGATTTTGATAAGGATAAAAACTTTTATAAGGTTTTATTTAAACCAGGATATCCAGTTCAAGCTAGAGAACTGACAAC